GTGCTGGTGCTTGTGCTGGTGCTTGTGCTGGTGCTTGTGCTGGTGCTTGTGCTGGGTGATTAGATTTCATTGCCTCTTCAACAAATTTCAGTTGGCGTTCCAAATCTTTTTTAGCCTTCTTTAAATCTTCATCTGAACCAAACTTATCTTTAAATACTTTGAAATCTTGGTAGGCCAAATCTATATATTTCCATCTACTTTCACTTCTGGCTTCTGCTACTTTTTTATTTCTTTCTCTTGCTGTCTGTAAAATTTCTTTATCGATAGCTTTTCTTTCTTTATGTGTAGTAGCTAGTTTTCTCTTCTCTTTTAACTCTGCTATTTTCTCATCGTATGGTTTAGCAGCTTCCATAATCTCAGGATTAGTTAGATGCCCCATAAAATGACCTACCATTTGTAGACCAAAAATTACCAAAGCAAATCCTTTTGCTATTTTTTCAATCAGCCAAGAAAAGATAGTCCAAAATCCTAAATTTTGTCCTCCTGGGTTTAAAAGTTTTCCGATATTTGTGGTCAACTGCCCTAAACTTTTATTTAATTTTGGAAGCATATCATCTATAACTTCCCACAGAGGTGCGAACATAGTCCAAGAATCTTCTCCTGCATCTCTTGCCCTTTTAAATGTAGCATAGTCGTCAAGAAGCAAGAACAAAGCTATCAGTCCAAGAATAATTGGGCGTAGAGCCATCAGGGCTGGATGCATAGATAAAAATACAAATGCCGCACCCACAGCCATAATACCTGTCGCTATTTTAGGTAGAGCATCAGTAGTATCTTTAATGACTCCAAAAATACCTTTCAAAACATCCCATAACACTTTAGCTATATTTATAAACCTACCCAAAAAGGTAGCAATTTTTTCTGTCCATTTTGGTAAATTTTCTAAAAGCCATTTATTTATGTTCCTTAACCAATCTCGTATCTTCTTTATCTCACCACCAAACATTTTAGCGAGATGATACGTAATCCACTCGGTTGCCGCACGCATGGTGGTCATAAGTTTTGTAAATTCAAAACCTACATCTCTAATCAATCTTAATTGGGTACTAGCATCGGCAGGAGTTGCAGCTTGTCCTACCAACTTATGTAATTCTTGATATCTTGCAAGAAGTTCAGGATTCCATGCTATCTCTTCAAAGGTAGCCCCCAAAGCTTCCATCGCAATAGTCATTTGCTTTGCGGCTTGTGTAGTCATGTGCATGCGCAAAGCAATCTTCTGATACTCCATATCGGCATCAGCAGTTTTCTTCATCAACATAGCAGTTGAAGTAACAACTGTAGTCAGAACTGATGCGAACGATGTTGCTGTCCCTGCAAGAATTTTAAATGATTTATTTCGTGATAGAGTATTTAAAGAAGTGTTTATATCTTTAAGAGCATCGTTAACTTTCCTCTGAGTAGTATTATCTACATCAAAGCCAACTTTAACCAAATACTCTTTTAATACATCAGTGACTGCCATTTAATTCCCTCTGCTGTTGCTGATACTCATAAACCCTTCTTTCATTTTCTTTTTTGACCATATTCATTTCATGCCAATCAAGAAGGTCATCATATAAATATGTCCCATCCCAAACTTGATGCTGTTGCCAATCTCCTGCCATCACCGGAGCATAAGCAAACACATCGATATTTACACATTGGATGAAGTCAATTGGGATATCCCTTCCTTGAACATCTCCAATGTGTTTTCGTCGAAAAAACTTTGTGCATTATACCCCAACACCTGAATTGTCAAAGCCATAACCAATGGAGCATTAAATTCCAAATCAGGCACACCCCATCTACCATCTTTCATCATCACAGGCATCGGAGAAACAACATTACCTACTGTTTGAATTTCGGCACAGTGCAATAAACAATCTTTTTGAATCTCAAAAAATTTCTCTTTACTCATCACAGGTAAATTGCCTTCGGTCGGAAGTCCTTCAATCTGATTACCTAATCCCATAGGCAACACCTGTGTGAGCAAGGTGTAAATAATATAAGAGCCTGTTTGAGCATCAAACTTGTTTAGTCTGAATTTTCTGTGCTTCCCTTCGCCCACCTTAATCTCTACATCTTTAAATGTCTCCCTCATTTTTTCTCCTTTATTAAATTGTCATTAAGCGGTCAGATTTTGAATCTCTGCCGCCCATAATACCCAAGCAATTTTAGCACCTGATGCTGCATAGGCTTTGTCAGGAATTTTGCCAAAGCTGACTCCCTGTGCTACATGGGAAGTCCCGTCATGAATATTTCTCAAAACTACAGTCATCATAGCCCATTTATCTGTAGATTCGGTCATAACAAAGTTATATAAACCTAACAGATATTTGTGCAGGGGAGAAGTCTGTTGGCATTCAATTCTAATCTGTCCATTCTCTCCTGCAATTTTTGAAACCATAACCACACCATCTGCTGCAATATCGTGTGCCGTCTTTTCCTGCTGCATAGACACTGTTACCGAACCCACTCCTTCACCTGTAAAAAGATATACAGGTGCTTGAGTAAAGAACGGGTGCGATATCGCCCCTGCCAAATCTAAAAAACTGTATGTTGTATGTCGTGACATTATCTACACCTCCCTTATCTATTAACCCATACGCCAATTGTGATGCTGTGAACAGCCCCCGCTTCTTTAATACTTATATAAACAGGCATGGCTTTCCTAGCCTCTCTATCTGCCTGTGACTGAGTATCATAGGATTCAGATTGACACACATACCCTTTAACCAAAGTATCACCATACATAAGGTTAAGAATATTGTCGCCTGTCCATCTGCCAGGAGCCAAAAACCCTCTATCAACAGCAAGCTCACAAGCATTATTGCAAGCGGAAATAATCATCACTTGACCGGCATCTGTCTGTGGAATTTTCAACTTCTGATAAAACAAATCCATGACATTTAACTGGATATCGTTTCTCAACATATCAAGGTTAATCACTTCATCGAAGAATACTCCACTTGCCATTTTACCTTGTTGAATGATGTTGTAGTAATTAGAGTAATTTAAATAGACGTTCGCATTTTTCTTATCAAGATATCCAACTTGAGTCTGAGTCAAATCCTCTACCTTTACTCCAACCTCGCCCTTGAACTTCAAAGTATAAGCAGTATTCGCAAGCCCTGTATTCGCACCCATCGCAAACCCCATAATTGCAATTATGGCGTATTCGCTTTGAGTTGAATATTGACCTACCACTCGCTTAAAGTCCAAAGCCTTCAATTTTGAGAATATATCATCTTCTGAATTTGTAATAGCCAACTCATCATCAGAAGTAAAGGCATATATTGAAGTAGGTAACGCTACTTCAGCCCATGCCGCCAATGCTCCATGGTCATCATCATTTTCAATTCCTAAACAAACTACAACATACCAATTATTGTCCGCTTGCCTACAAGCACTAACCGCTTCTACCCAAGACTCATCAGGAGAGACGCTTTTATACCCTACCCAAAGCTTACGAGGAGCAGGACTCTGACTAAAATATAAAGTTGCTGCTTTATATTCAGGGTCATCAATCTCAAACCCATCCTCTAGCAAACCATTCGGGTTACTGTATTCCCTTATGCGTTCTCCCGGATCAAATATTTCTGCCCCTTGATACCCAACTATCAGAAGTTCATTAAAACCACGTCTAGGAGCAGACAACGGTGAAATGTATTCTGTGACCTGAACAATATTTTCTAAATTCTGTGTTCCCATTTCTACACCTCATTATCTATTTACTGTAAATTCTGTAAGAAGCCCTTCTGCATTATTGACTTCTACATCAATACTATCAACTGTCTGTATCGGCTCTTCAAAAGAATTGGCTTCATAAAATCTCAAAGATAGGTCTGCCCTCTCCCACCACTGAGCTTGAAACAGTTCAGGAATTCTTTTCGGTGCGATGGATAAAGGGATATAGTAAATACCTTCACGATTTAGTGACCGCCTTGCAGAATCTGTATGCATGCCTATCATCAGGTTATACAGATTGCTTAACGAGTTATAACCATATCCAATAACATATAGTTCCATCACTCTTGTGAACCCCCGATATATAACATACTCAGGAGAGCCTTCTTCAAAAACCACATCATATTGTTTACTATACTCGTCCTCAACAGGTGTCGCCGTGATAAAAATTACTTCGTCTGTAATCTTAAATCCCGGAGCACCTTCAGTCTGCCAACCGATTCGAACATTATTTGGATTATCTTGCCAACCAAGAGTTTCAACTACCACTCCATGCAAAATATCTTCAAATTCATGGACGCTTCTTATGGCCATTTAATCACCTGTCATTCTAACTGCAATAGCTTTCCAAAAACCATAATCACCATACGGTGCAACCGATACGACTTTATAATAATCTCCTCTCCATTTTATCCTATCAGATAAACTTGAAGATGGAGTATTCCTAGTTGTGTAGATTTCTTTCTTTGAATAGAACGCCAAACTACCGGAAGCCCTATCAGCCTCCGGAACCATGCGCAATTCCTTGTCAGAAAGAACATCTATTGTTCCAAAAGCTCTGATTTGTTTTTCCTCTCCTTGCACCCATCGACCATTAACGAACTGACCAGTAGTACGTAAAATAGTATAAGCTTGTGCTAAATCAGAATCTTCAATTATTTCATCAACTGATATAACCATTTATCTTTCCTCTAGCACATAAGTTATACTTTTACGCATCTGTGCCGTGTCAATCAAAGGTCTGTCAAGTCCTTCCATGGATTCGCCTGTTTCTAACCTCCGATAAAACTCTTCTAAAACTTCTTGAGCACTTCTGGATTTACTCCTGCTCAATTTTCTTCTAATCGTAGAAGGTTTATTAGGTGCCCAATTATTTTTAGGATTAACAAACCACTGCCTTGCAACATTTTGAGCAAGTATTCCTACTTTCTCCATTCCTGATTT